AAATTTGATGCTGCTGAAAAGTTTGATAATCTGCTGTATCGGTCATTGCTGCTGGGCGCACCTAGGTTTTTTGATGATTATCTGCAAGCAGTAGAGTTTGGAAAGCCTTTAGATAAGAAATTTTATCAACCCCGCCGTCATTATCTTAAGCGATATGTGGACGCATATCAGGAAATTTTGGACGGTAAGTTGGATTTTCTGTCTATTTCAATGCCCAAACGAGCCGGAAAGTCTCAGTTAGGTATCAATTTTGTGAATATGCTGTCAGGTAAGCACCCTGACCGCTCCACTCTCATGGAAGGTACCGGAGATGACCTAGTTAAATCGTTTTACAACGGGTGTTTGGAGTACCTGCAAACACCTAGCGATTACCATTACTACGACATCTTCCCGAATTGCAAGTTGGTGCAAACCAACGCTGATACGAAGATTATCAACTTGAATCATAGGTCACGTTTCCCCACGGTTATGTGTCGTTCCATTGACGCAAGACAGGTAGGCTTGTCCGAAGCAACAAATCTTCTGTATCTGGACGACTGTGTTGAGGGTCGTGAAGAATCTAAAAATCGTCAGCGTTTGGACGATAAGTGGGAAGTAATTTCAGGTGACGTTATTGGACGTGCTATTGAAAGAACACCTATTGTCATTTGTGGTACACGATATTCTTTGTATGACCCCATTGGACGGTTGCAGGAAGAAATGAGAAAACAGGGTAAGCGAATGAAGATTATCGAAACGCCAGCTCTTGACCTGGTGACAGACGAAAGCAACTTTGAGTATATGCGAGAGGGGCAGAAGGTTTTCACAACCCAATATTTTCGTGACCAAAGAGATATGCTTTCCTCTGAACAGTTTGAATCTGAATTTCAGCAACAGCCGTTTGAAGCCAAAGGTTTATTGTTCCCTGATAGTAGTTTGAACCGCTTCTTTAAATTGCCTGTAGATCGTGACCCAGACAGTATTATCGCCGTGTGCGATACCGCTGATAGCGGTGCTGATTACTGCTCTATGCCGATTGCCGCTGTATACGGAGACGAGGTTTATATTATTGACGTTGTGTTTGATGATTCACCGCCAGAGGTTACAAAACCTGAGTGTGCGAAAGCTCTTATGGAAAATAAAGTGGTGGCGTGTACGTTTGAGTCGAATAACGCTGGTTCATATTTTGCTAGGGACATTTCCCAGATTATGATTGATAGACAATATGTCTGCAATGTTCGAACTAAGAGAACCATCAGCAATAAACAGACTCGTATTGAGTTTGCGTCCGACACTATCATTAAGAACTTCTATTTCAAAGATTCATCCTTGTATGAACGGAACAGCCAGTATGCAGCGTTCATGAAGCAGGTGATTACTTATACTCGTTCTGGTAAAGTCCCCCACGATGATGCACCAGACTCATTATCGCTGCTGGAAAACGAATTGAGAGGTCTTGTAGGGTCAAAAATTGAAGTTTTTCGCCGTCAGTTTTAACTTTTATGGGTTGAGTCTTCAATGCTATGCTGTGAAGATTACTTGCATTAAACATTGGAGAGTGGTATAATTATAATATAAGGAAGTGATAAACGTGATTAGACTACACGGTAGGCGAGTCATTAAAACAGATAACAAAACAGTGACTACGGAAAACGTGGTAGGGATATTGCGCAAGGCACTTCCTTACCATTGGAAAAACAGAAGTGAAATCCAATACCTTTGGGGATATTACAAGGGCAGACAACCGGTTCTGGATAGAGTGAAGCAGGTTCGTCCTGAGATTAAGAACACAATCGTTGAGAACAGAGCAAATGAAATTGTGTCTTTCAAGTCAGGGTATCTGATGGGTGAACCCTTACAGTATGTATCTCGTGGAACTGGCGAAAATTTGGCAGACGCTATTAACCAGCTCAATGAGTATGTATTCGCTGAGGAAAAGCCAGCAAAGGATAAAGAGTTGGCTGACTGGTTTCATATCTGCGGAACGTCTTATAGAATGGTTCTTCCCGATGAGGAAGGTGCAGAAGATGAGTCTCCGTTTGAGATTTACACTTTAGACCCACGAAACACGTTTATTGTTTACCATAATGGACTAGGTGAAAAACCTGTATTGGGTGTAAAGTACGTTGTGGATGAAAACGGGGTAACTCATTACAGTTGCTACTCTGACAGCGAATATTTTGAAATCGTTGAATCGAAGGTAGTTGCTCATGACTCACATATTCTGGGTGGCATTCCCATCATTGAGTATCCGCTCAACCTTGCCCGTATTGGTGCGTTCGAACTGGTAATCCCGTTATTGGACGCTATCAACGCAACTGACAGTAACCGTATGGACGCTGTGGAACAATTCGTGCAAGCGTTAATGCTGTTTCACAATGTGGATATTTCCTCTGACGACTATAGTCAGCTCAGAGAAGAAGGTGCCATCAAGTACCGTGATGCTGACCCTCAGATGAAGGCTGAAATCAGCTATTTGGTAAGTAATCTGAATCAGAGTGAAACACAAACACTGGTTGACCATTTCTATCAGACAGTATTGACCATCTGTGGAATGCCAAACCGCAACGGTGGTACTTCTACCAGTGATACTGGTTCTGCTGTCATCATGCGTGATGGCTGGTCAGCGGCAGAAGCGAGAGCAAAGGATAGCGAATTGATGTTCAAGAAGTCCGAAAGACGTTTCCTGCGACTGGTTTTGAATATCTGCCACACACTGACTGGTATGAATTTGAAAGTGTGTAATATTGAAATTCGATTCACACGAAGGAATTATGAGAACATTGTACAGAAAGCACAGGTTCTTGACTTACTGCTGAAAAACGGGAAAGTTCATCCCCGTCTGGCATTTGAGCATTGTGGCTTGTTCGTGGATTCCGACCTTGCCTATACAATTAGTGCTGAGTATGCGGAAGAACAAACAAAGAAGCTTTTGGAGCAGGAGGAAACGCAAGATGACCCCGACAATAACCCCCAAAATGGTGGAAGTAATGCAAACCTTGCTCAAGCAGGGTAATCGAGTTGAACTGTCAATCGAACAAGGCAAAGTGGCGATTGTTAAAATCAAACGTGAACTGAAAATGAAAGAATGATATCCAAACAACGGTTTGGATAAGTCCTGTTTTTTATTGTGAATAAGAATGAAGAAAGAAATCTTAGAACGATATTTGGCGGCGTTTGATGAGATTAACGCACTTACAAGTATCAGTTATAAATCCGCTGGTGAGGACGTGTCTCAAATTAAGGACGACATTCTCTCCTTCCTGGTCAATGCGTATGAATTGGGAATACAATCTGTGTCTCAAATGTTGGATTGCCCGACTTTGCCGGTTGATGTGTCTCAACTTCAAAAAGTCATTTACACAAAAATTGACGGTAAAAATTTTGAGAACCGTGCAGATGAGCATTTTCAGAACGGCGATTTGGCGAGACTTCAAATTTTAGTTGAGTCCGAATTTCACAGAGTTTATAATTCGGCTCTAAATGATGGTGCTAAGAGATTTTCTAATTTATACGCTGACCAGATTACCAAAACATGGATTACGGTTGGAGATGAACGAGTTAGGGATACTCACCGTTATTTGGAACAGGCAACTGTTCCTATTGATAGTGAATTTTACACTTACGATAATGACCATGCTCCTTACCCTGGTGCTTTTACGAAAGCTGAGAACAACGTGGGGTGTAGATGCATTATTGAATATCGGAAAGTGTAGCGGTAGGGAAACCGCTTATAAATATCGCAAAAACTCAAGAAAAGAGTATAAAACGGATATAAAAATGTGAGGGAACACATGAAAACGCAAGGAGGATATAACTATGAGTTATTTGAGTGATTTGTTGGGTAATGCTTACCGTGAGGGTATGTCCGAAGAAGAAATTTCTGCCGCATTGGAAACGGTTGAAGCTAATAATGGTGCAGAATATAGCCGTTTGAAAGCTGCGTTGTCTAAAGCTAATTCTCAAGCTGCTGATTATAAGAAGCAGTTGAGAAGTAAGCTGACAGAAGATGAAGCTGCTGCCGCTGCAAGACAGGAAGAATATGACAATCTCATTGAGGAAAATAACAAATTGAAGCGGTCAATCGAACTTTCCAACAAAACCACCCGACTTGTAGGTATGGGCTACGATACTGAACTAGCTGCGGCAACCGCTGCGGCAATGGTTGACGGTGACATGGACACCGTGATGAATAACCAGCTCAAGTATATTGAAACCCAGAAGAAATCTATTCTGGCGGAAAAGTTGAAAAGTACTCCCAGACCTACACATGGTTCTGAGAATGCCGTCAACGACTACCAGAAGAAAATTGCAGAAGCACAGGCTAACGGAAATTATTCCGCCGCTGCATATTACACACGTCTGTCGTCCCAGTTGGAGATTGACCAGACCGAATAACAAAGGAGAAAAGATAAATAATGGCAGATGTTATTGCAACTAGTTTTGGTGTACTGAATTATAGTGGTATGCTCTTTAACAAGGGTAATACTCGTACCCCTCTTAGTTCCATTATTGGTTCTAAGGCAAAGACTACAAATCACGTTGAGTTCGTTACAGGTCAGGAATACACGGCAGGTGGTGATGGTTCTCAGCCTGAAATTTCTGAAACCGCATCTCTGACTGCCCCTGACAGCACTGTGACCACTCGTGAGCAGAAAACCAATGTGACCCAGATTTTCCAGGAGTCTGTTGGCATTTCTTACGGAAAAATGTCCAACATGGGTACTCTGTCTGGTTTGAACGTGGAAAATCAGCAGGCTAACCCCATGAATGAACTGGACTTTCAGGTTGCAGCGAAAATCCAGAAGGTGAATCGTGATATTGAGTACACCTTCATTAACGGCACCTATAATAAGGCTACATCCGATGCAACTATCAACAAGACCCGTGGTCTTGTTACCGCTATTACCACTAACGTCACTGCAATGAAAAGTAAAGCTCTGGGTCTGTGGGACATTGCCGACATGGTTAAGAAAATTTATGGTGCAAATGCACCCACTGACGGTCTTTGTCTGTGGTGTGATGCTACTACCCTGTTTCAGGTTAACGCCGATGCAGTTCAGAACGGCTTGACTGTTGTTCCTGCCGCTCGTGAGATTAACGGCATTAATTTGTCCAGTGTGGTAACCCCCATTGGAGTTGTTTACCTGTACCTGGGCGAATGTCTCCCCGCTGGTACTGCGTTGCTGCTGAATTTGGACGTGATTGCTCCCGTCTATCAGCCTGTACCTGGTAAGGGTAATTTCTTCCTGGAACCGCTTGCAAAGACTGGTGCTGGTGAAAAGTATCAGCTCTTTGGTCAGATTGGTCTTGACCACGGTCCCGAATGGTATCATGGAAAGTTCACTGGCATTAGTACCGCATTCGATAAGCCCACTTATAGTCGTTCTGTCTATGTGGCGAACGCTTCTGAGATTGGGGTAAGTAAGTAATTAAAGGAGGTTGAACAATGGACTCAGAAGCCAAACTTAACGCCTTAAAAGTAGCAATCCTACCGGATACCGAAAGCAACGAGACACTTCAATTCCTTCTTCAAATGTCTGAGTCCATTGTTCTTAACCGAATGTATCCCTTTGGATACGATGAGGGGGCGCAAGTCCCCTCACGGTATGAATTTGTTCAGATTCAAATTGCAACGGAGCTTTACTCTAAACGGGGAACCGAAGGTGAAAGCTCCCATGATGAGAACGGGATTAGTCGAACCTATGAAACTGGAAGTGTTTCAAATTCTCTGCTGAGACAGATAATTCCCACCTGTTGCAACATTGTTGCTGTAGAATCCGAAGATTCTACAACGGAAGTTTTCAGGGTGGCTAAATGAGACAGCTTTTAAGAAATCAGAGGTTAATTTACTATTCGTCTTATATTAAGGATGAATATGTTATTGATGAGAACGGGCATACCACGTCTGAGGAAGAAGCCGTTTACAGTGACCCCCAAGCCGTTAAATGTAATGTGTCATCATCTACTGGTGAGTGGATTGTTGATTCTTACGGTGGTCACACCGAATACACACGTCATCTTAGCTTTTCTGGGACAAGCCCTCTAAAGGAAGGTGACCGAGTGTGGTTTGGGACTGATACTAGTCAGCCTAACAATTATATTGTGAAGTCTGTTTCTGACACGCTGAATGAAGTTGTCGTCACAATTCGAGAGGTGAGGAACGATGACTGAGATTCATATTGACCCAACGAGTGAAAACTCACTGAAAATGGCTGCAAAACAGGTAAGGGAATATCAGAAACGGTTTGAAGAAAAACAAATTGAATTTGTCCGAAAGCTGGCAGAAGTTGGTGCAGAAGTAGCGAAAGCTAAGTTTGATGCCGCTCTAGCCGGTTATGACGGTAGTCAAGAACCTATTCAAGTTTCTGTTAGTCAGGACGGCAAAAATGCAGAGATTATTGCTTCTGGTCAAACGGTTACCTTTTTGGAATTTGGCGCAGGTATCACCCATCCAGAACATTCAACCCATATGTTTCAACACGGCACATATGGCAAAGGGTACGGCAATCGTAGGTTTTGGGTTTTTTACGATGAGAACAAAAACAAAGTCAAGACCTCTGGTAATGACCCAGCAGAAGCAATGACGGGAGCAATTCAGGAAATGAGTAGACAAGCTACTGAAATCGCAAGGGAGGTGTTCGGGCGTGATTGATTATGAATCTGATATCTTCTTTGCATTGAGAGATTGTGCAGTCACAGCTGTTTCCAATACTGACGTTATAGCGGGAGCTGTTGACCGCCCGTCACGATTCCCCTGTGTAGCCATTCAAGAGACTAACAACTACTCTTTGGGACTGGATAGTTCTCAACGGGAAAAATATGCGGTTGTGCAGTATACAATTCAGGTGTTTTCCAATAAACCGAGTGGAAAACGATTAGAAGCTAAAAAGATTTTTCAATCGGTGGATGCCTGGATGATTCAAAACAATTTCACAAGACGGAGTAAATACGAGACTCCAAAATTATATTCAGCGTCAGCGTTCGAAATTGGCGCAACCTATGATGCTGTAATTGATGAAAACGGACACATTTTCACGAGATTATAAGGAGGAAATAACACATGGCTATTAGTACTATCGGTAGTGTTTTTGCTTATAGCACCACTGAATCTGGCACTTACACTAACATTGACATTACTAGTTTTCCTGATTTGGTAGGTACCCCAGAATCCATTGATGTGACTACAATGAGCGATTCCGCATATTGTAGTATTCCTGGTGTGAAGGGTTCTAACGGTGCGTCTGATTTTTCTGCAAACTATGACGCTGCGGTTTATAGTGCTATCAATAAGTTGACTGGTGAGGTTTACCAGAAGCTTACCTTCTCTGATGGTTCGGGCTTCAAGTGGAAGGGCGAGCTTACTGTATCTAATGCAGAGGGTGCAGTAAACGGTAAAATCGGCATGACCATTCATGCGTTTAAGAGTACCGAACCTGAGTTTTTCACCACTAGTTCTAGTAAGTAAAGGAGATAAATCATGATTGAAATTACCTACAACGGAGAGACTTACCGTTTCGGATTTACCAGAGCTACAGCTAAGGCGGCAGAGCAGGAAGGGTTTGTGGTCGGTGAAGTCACAGACAAGCCCACTCTTATGATTCCTATTCTGATTTATCACGCAGCTACAGCCTATAATAAAGGCATTCGGCGAAAGCTGGTGGAAGAAATTTATGATGAGATTCAGGACAAAGACGAATTTCTGACAGTTTTGTTGGAAGAATATGTAAATGTGGCGGGAAGTCTGTTTGAAACTAACGAACAGGGAAACGCTACATGGAAGCGGGTTTAAGTGACAGGCTTGCTTCCGAGAATTTGACAACGGGGCAAGTGATGGATATCCTTGCCCCCTACTATCTATCCATAGGAATGTCACTGGACGAATATTGGAATGGTGACCCTGAATTAGTATTAACTTATATTCAAGCAGAAACTTTCCGTGTTCGTAAAAAACAAAGGGAAATGTGGTTTGAGGGAATTTACATTCACAAATCCATCATATCCGCTCTTGACAAAGATACTCAGTATTTTGACGCACCGTTGCCAGATACCGTTGAGGACGTTGAAAAAGAGAGAAATCGCAGAAAAGAACTTGAATTGAAACGGTTTAAAGCTAGTTTCATGTCCTGGGTAAAGAATCCCAACATGAATGGAGGTGGAAACGGTGAGTGTTGAAATTGATAAGCTTTCAATCAAGATTGAACAGGTTGACTCAAGTGGTTCTAAGTCTCTTGAGAAGTTAAGTTCGTCTTTGGAAAAGATGGCTGTAAATTCTTCAAAAAGTATCAAAAATATTACATCCAGTCTTGAAAAGTTACAAAAAGTCTTAGATAAGTTCTCAAATGGTCAAATCGATAAGATTGAAAGACTTTCAAAAGCCCTGTCTGGTTTAAATTCTGATATTAAAACCCCCAAACTGGGAAGTTTTGCCAACAGTATCAAGAAAATATCAGACGCAGATATACCTAAATTTGAATCAGGACTTAAGAATATAACTGACGCTTTAAAGCAGATGAACGCAGAAGTTTCTGCCAATTCTGGATTGAAAGAACTTATTTCTGACCTAGCGATAATTTCTCGAAACGCTGCAACTGCCGGTCGGAACTTAAAGAATGTTACTAACAATTCAGCATCAAATACAACTGGTACCACTAACTCTCCTGTCGTTGACGTAAATTCGTCAGCGCAAGCTACAAATAACCTGGGAAACGTTTTAAATAATACTTTTTCAGGGGCAAGTGAGTTTATATCCAACGCAACTAGCCGTATTCGTGATTTTACATCTGGATTGAGGTCTGCGTCTGGTACTGCAACGAAGTTAGGCTCTGGCATTACTAGTGGAGTCTCAGCGATACTCCATCCTTTCCGCACAGCTTCTACGCTGTTTAATACCATGAAAAATGGTTTGAGTGGAATTACTGGTGGGTTCAGGAAAGCTAGTGGAGCTGCTAACGGGTTGAGTAACAACTTACTTTCAGTTATTGCTCGAAGCGTCAAATACTCCCTGATTTATCGCTCAATCAACTTGATTATCAGCAGCGTGTCAGGCGGCATTTTAAATTTGTATTATGCGAACACGCAGTTCGCAGCTTCTATGGACAGATGTGCCACAGAAGCACAGTATCTACAGAACAGTATTGCTGCTGCATTGTCTCCTGCTATCGAAGCTCTGACCCCCGTTGTTGAGTTTGTTGTGGATAAATTTGTTGACCTCATTAATGTAGTGAATATGTGTATCGCCACAATCACTGGACAGAGTACATGGACACGAGCAGTGAAAGCTCCCACCACTTACGCTGACGCACTGGATAATGCTTCTAGTTCTGCGAGTGACGCTGCTAATGCCACTAAAGACGCTACGGACGCAGCTAACGAATACAAGCGAACCCTAATGGGTTTTGACGAAATTGAAAAGCTCAATGATGTTACGTCCTCTAGTGCAAGTGGGTCAAACGGTGGTTCGGGCGGTTCTGCGGGAAGCTCAACACCGGATTATTCATCCATGTTCACTACAGAACAAGTCGCACTTGATAGCACTGAATTTGGAGCAGCCTTGCAAGATTTTATCAATGCCATTAAGGACGAAATCGCTGCCGGTGACTGGGAAGGCGTGGGTACTACTTTGGCTGGCGGTTTTGGTCAGGCGGTAGACTATCTGGACGAATTTGTTACATCCGAAAAAGTCAAGAAGAAAGTGAACACGGCGGTTGATAACCTAACGGATGTTATCAACGGATTCTTTGAGGAAATGACTTATTCTGACGGTACCAAACAGAGTATTGCTACCAGGACGGGAGATTTAATTGGAGATGCCATGTCCCTGGCACTGAATGACACTGACCGATTTTTTACTAAAGTTAAATGGAGTAAAATCGGCGAAGCTGTAGCGCAGGGAGTTAATGGAGCTATTGAGTCTTTGAACGAGAATGACATCAAATTTGGAACTGTTTTAGCGGACATTCTAAACGCTGGCATTAAGGGTTTGGATGGTTTTACCTCAGACATTAAATGGAGTAAAGTCGGTCAATTTATAGCTGATAACATCAACAGTTTTTTCAGTACCGTTGATTGGAGTACGGCAGGAAAAGACGCACACGACTTGATTACTGGCTTATGTGATATGCTCAGTACAGCGGTCACAAACATTGACAGCGAAGAAATTAGAACCGCTTTAAGTGAATTTTTAACGGCACTTGACCCGTTGGATTGTGTCATATCAATCGGGAAATTGATACTCGACTTTACGGGCAGTGTTATTGACCTTTTATTTGGTGGGAGTGGAGATTCAGCAGGATTTGACGATTATGTTAGCCAGGCTGTCGAACAATCCACCAAAAGTGCGGCACTCACTATAGATGTAGATACAATCGCTTCTGACTATAGCCAGGTGGGCGGAAAAATCGGAAATGGTTTGACCTCAGGTATTACCGGCAGTGTTGGGAGCAGCGATTGGGTCACAGAAGCAACAGGGAAATTAAAAACAGCGGCTCAAACTCTGAAAGATTCGGTTAGTGAAAAAATCGAAATCGTGGCGAGTTTTGTCACCAATGTAGCGGACAACTCTCAAACCTGGTGGGACAACGTAAAGCAATGGTGGAGTAATAAAGTCGGCAGTGTCAAGAATTTCACCACCAACGTAGCGAATAACTCTCAAACCTGGTGGAACAACGTAAAGCAATGGTGGAGTGATAAAGTCGGCAGTGTCAAGAATTTCACCACCAACGTAGCGAATAACTCTCAAACCTGGTGGAACAACGTAAAGCAATGGTGGAGTGATAAGGTTAAAGGTAAAGCCCTGAGTGTTTCGGTTAGTGTAGTAAATAGTGCTAAGTCGTGGTGGGAAAAGGTGAAAGGTTGGTGGGATGAAAAGACCAAAAATTTGAACTTAAGTACTAAGTTGGGTATCAAAGTACCTAAAATCTCTGTTAATTGGAGCGAAACTACGTTTTTAGGTAAAACTTTCAAATATCCCACTAGCTTCAATGTCAAATGGAATGCAAAGGGTGGTATTCTCAACGGCGCACAGTTGTTCGGTATGGCTGGAAATACTCTACTGGGTGGTGGTGAAGCCGGTCAAGAAGCCGTCCTGCCGCTGGAAAGCAACACTGGCTGGATGGATAAAATCGCCGACAAGGTAGCGAATAAAGTGTCCAATTCCGATAACGAAAGACCCATTCAAATCAATTTAACGATTGAACAGGACGGTACGATTGTTGCGAAAAAAGTTATCAATTACATTAACGGAGAAGCAAAACGGACGGGAATTAACCCGTTAAGTGCTTATATTTAAAGGAGTGGGTAAATTGGCGAGTATCACTATATCTAATTTATATATTAACGATACAAAAATGCCCACTCCCGCCCAGGGCGGTATGACTATCACCAGCGAAAAAATCTGGTCAAGCAATACCGGAAGAAGTAGTTCTGGCAAGATGTTGGGAACTATTGTTGCCATTAAGAGCAAAATCACCATTAAATGGGCAGCATTGACTCCCAATGAAGCAAAAACCATTGAAAATGCTGTAAGTAATGAGGATAACCCCTTTGTGACCATGAAGTACACCGACATGACGGGAACTACAGTGACCAAAACGGTCTACTTTGGTACGCCTAGTTATACCTGGTATAGTTGGGCTAATGGTATCCAATGGGTGACGGACGTCACTGTAGATGGAATTGAACAGTGAGGTGAGGAAATGTATTTTGTATCAGACGAATTAAGAGAAGTCCTGAACGACCAAAGGCACACTATAAACCTGATTGTTGGTGATACAACAATTGAGGATGTCATTTCCTGCACCTATACAGCGTCATGTTGTGGTAGTGACACGATTAGTATTGGCTCAGTGTGTTCGGCTAGTGTTCAAATGTCTATTAGTGGTGAACAAAATTTACTGAATCAAGAGATTCAAGTAATCGTTCAATGTTCCGGTGAGACAATTCCACTAGGCGAGTTTTTGGTTACAGACTGCTCACGTAATGAGGGTGTCACTACTCTCACCGCTTATGATGCCCTGTATTGGGCTACCAGCAATGACTATGTTCCTACTGTCGATAGTGGAGCAAGTGTGACAGAAGTCTTGAAGGATATTCTTAGTCAATTAGATACTGCCGTAACAATCGGTGTTTTACCCAGTACAGCTATCTCTACAAGCGTTTCTGGGACACTGAGTGGTAAGACCTGTCGTGAAATGCTGGGTCTTGTAGCGGCTCTGGTGGGGCGTAACGTGATTCTTGACCGTGATGGCGAAATTCAACTTGTGTGGTTTGCCCCTTGTGATGTGACAATCACACCAGACGACTACTACTCTGGTGGTTTTAGTCAAGGTGGAAGTCATAGGTTGGCGATTATTTCTACAACTAAGAATGTGACTGAAACCAGTGTAGACGAGGACGGTAACGAAACCCCAACAGAAACTACCGTCACTTTATCGTCAGGTGACGGGACAGGAACGGGAGTATCCCTAACCAATTCGTTCTTCACTCAGGAAATTTTGGACAATGTGTGGAATGAAATTGGTGGGATGGAATATAGTGCAGGCACGTGTTCAATCTTTGGGGGAATGCTTATTACCCCTGGCGATTTAGTAACAGTAATAGACTCCAATGAGGATATCTATAACCTACCCGTGACTAGCGTGGTTCTCACGTTGGACGGTGGTTGTAAGGCTGAAATTTCTGCCGCCGGTCAGAGTAACGCTGATTTTGCCGATGCTTTTACTGGCGGGGTCAACGGAGCAATTAAGCGAGTCGAAGCGGACGTGGGAGCGTTCAAGAAATTGACCGCTGAAGAATTGCACATTCATCAAGAGCAAATCACGAACAGCACGGTCGATTCGATGACCCCGTATTATTCTGAATCAGAGGAATTAGTTGCAGTTGATGAACCGTTTCTGCTCAGTACGAACGAACCGTTATGGTTGATGACCGATGAATGGTTAACAGAGCAGCCGTCATCAGATGAAAACAAATCCGTTTGGGTGTCTTATGAGATTAAATACAAGGATGGTTCAACCAAACGGACTGACCCAGTATTACTGACTGACAATTATATTCAATCCGTGGTATCTACTTTGGGTGCAGATTTGAGCGTTGTGAAAGACAGTATAACTACAAAGGTCTGGCAAACGGACATTACCAATGCAGTTAATCCAATCAGTGGTGACGTGGAAACGCTACAGGACCAGTACAGCCAGTTGACACAGACGGTAGAAGGATTTGACGCAGAAATTTCCAGCGTGAAATCAACCGTAAGTGAAAACTATGAGGAACTAGATGAAAAGATGACGTCTATCTCCGCAACTGCCGATGGTATTACCTCAACAGTAAGCTCATTACAGACCAAAGTTGATAACCGGTCATACGAAAACCGGAACTATATCCTCCTCTCTGGCGATTATGAAGCGGGTGGAGAAACTGGTTGGACGTGTGAGAGTACTACCGCCGCCCAGTATCTATCTATTACCACGTATGATGGCTATACGCAGCTCAAAAAAGTAAAAATACATAGCGGAACTATCTTTTATCTCATGGAGATAGATTTTTCGCAAGAGCTGGACAACAACGCCGAATACACGCTTTCGATGAGAGTTCGACCTAGTGTTGCGGCTGACATTTTCACGGTACTTAAAACGGCAAGCGGAAGCAAAAAAAACCTAAATACCTTTTCTTCCAGCCTATTCACTGCCAATGAATGGACGGAAATAAGTTATACATTTACCACGGATAGTGCAAGCTATGTGAAGTTGTGCATAAACGAATCCTCCATAAATTCCGTTGGAAGAACGCTTGACGTTGCGTGGGCAAAGCTGGAGAAAGGTTCAGAAGTCACAAATTGGAGTCGTGCGCCGGAAGATTATGCCACGAACACAAGCGTTGAAAGCAAAATCGAACAGCTCGCCGATAGCATCACCTTGTCCGTAAGCGGTGGTTTGGGCGACACCGCCATAATCAAACTGGCGGTAGGCGATGAGGAGCAGACGAAAACTCTGGACATGAGTGACATCCGACAGAAGTTTGCGGAAGATACATCTTCCGTTACAGTTTCGGGTGGCACGGTAACTTTTGAAGCCGGAAAACTGCTAATTAACGGCGGGAACTTCACGCTTGACACTGACGGTAAAATGACCGCTAAAGACGGTGTATTTACCGGAACGATTACGGCTAAAGCTGGTACCATTGGTGGATTGACAGTCTCAACTAGTAGTGATTCAACTGACCACGTTTACAAAAACACGATATACACTCAAACGATTGGAATCGAGGAAACGGTTCGGAGTGGCGATGGTACTGCTACAGTAACTGTCGACACTCAATTCGGTATGAAACCCGCCTCTAGCCGCCTTTCTGACCTTGCGCTATATTTGTTGGCAAAGCTCAACGGCACTCAAGAGTGGACAAACGATATAGCTCTATTTTCCGTCAATCACCGAGGCAAGGTGAAATGCAGTGGAATTGACCTGTACTCAGACCGCTCAATGGGGTACCAAAACAATGAATTGTTAGCCCCCGAAAATAGCGGAAATGGCGCACCTTTGCTGATAAGCACAGATAACAACCGATTATACCTCAACAATGTGATTTTTCGGGAAAAAGGTGCGACCGGAGAATGCAATGGGATAATTTCAGACATTGACCCACGTTTCGGCGCAACAGATTATAATGACACAGACGGACAGGACATGGGTGGTGCAGAATATCCGTGGCGGCGAATTTACGTTAGACGCATTTATAGAGATGATGAATCCTCCATTTCCGACCGCAAGGATAAAAAGGACATCTCCCCCATACCTGAGAACAGCACAGACCTTATCATGAACCTGAAACCCGTGCAATACCGCTGGAATCGTGGCACGGATAACCGACTTCATTGGGGATTTGTTGCTCAGGAGGTGGCGCACGCCGCTCAAAACACAGTTGGCGACATTTCTGTTTTCCAGGCTGTGCGAAAGGGGACTAAGAACGAAGAACATAATACCGACTATGAATCAATCCCAGACAGTGAATTGCAATGGTATTTAAGTTACCAGGAGCTAATTGCTCCTATGGTGTCGACCATCCAGGAGCAAGAACGGAGAATTGAAAGGCTGGAAAGGATGTTAGAAAAATATGGCGTACACGAGTAAATTCAGCGGCTCAGAAATTGACGAAGCTGTTGAAAAATCCCTGGGAAGTGATACACTCCCTAAAATTAGCACAGATGATAATGGCAAGATTTTGCAGGTTGTCAACGGAGCCTGGGACGCACAAGTCCCCAGCTCCGAAGCACAGGAAGCGGCATACGAAGCAAAACTAGCGGCGGCAAACGCCCAGACAGCGGCAGATAATGCCGCCCAGGATGCGAAAAATGTGCAAACTGCCGCAGATGAAGCCAAAAAAGTTGCGGAAACAGCTCAAAAGACTGCTGAGACCGCCCAGACAACTGCCGATAGTGCCACAGCAGCGGCTAAAACCGCACAATCCACAGCAGATGATATTAAAGCCTATATCGGCTACACAGATGGGGATATTGTGGGCTTGCAGGTGGACTACGAAAACAAATCCTTTACACGCTTGGCGGGTGCAACGGGTCTTACTGCTGGCTCTGACTTTGATAAATTCGCCATGTTTGGCGGGAGAAAACGTTGCAATGTTGCAGATGATGGAACAATTACAGCGTGGTATGGTGATTCTAACTTTGTGGAGGATGGCTCTAATGGGCAGGTGATGGTTTATCAGCCAAAATTTTATTACCGTGTGGTTCCTCTCAAATTGGAGTCTCAGACGGATGGCGTTGGCTATCACCTCAGAAAGGCTAACTATTATGTGAGTGCTACCCCTAAAGTTGGATTTAAACTTCATCCTGCGTTCTATGATTCGAACGGTGAAGAGATTGATTATATCTTTCTTTCTGCTTATGAAGCAGCATTATGGGATGCAGATGCTGGAAGTGATGGAACAGGTGCTTGGATTACTAACAACATGTACTATTCAGCCCAAACGGTGACAACCGCTACCGATAAACTTGGTTCTGTTGCAGGTTGTCAGCCGATTTCCAATATCACAAGACCTGACTTTGAAACCCTTGCAAAGAACAGGGGTGACGGTTGGCATAATGATTTGATTAAGGCTGAAAGTGCTAATCAGATGTTGATGATTATTGAAATGGGAATGATGAACCTGCAAACAGCCATTGCAAACGGTGTTATTTCTATATCAGATAACAGTTCTTACAACTGTTCTTCCCCGACAGGTTCGACTTCCAGTATTGGCAACGGTACAGGTTGGGCAGGTTCTACAAGCGATTACACCGGAACAGCCCAAATCGCAAACGGCAAAACAAGCATTACATACAGGGGTGTTGAAAATCCTTGGGGTAATATTTGGAAGTTCGTTTATGGAATCAACATTTATGGAAACGGTTCACAGAAGGGCGGTATTCCATACATTGCAAATGACTTCAACTTTGCTGAATCTAAGAATTCAGGAAATTATGAAAGTGCAGGATTCGCTGTCACAAATGCAAATGGTTATATTTCAGCAATGGGATATGGCGGTGAAGATTTTGATTGGTTGTTCATGGCTTCTGAATGCCTTGGAAACAGTTCAGTCCCTGTTGGTGATTATACATATATCGCTGCAAATCTGAATG